CGAGCACCGCCGGGGACATGACCTCGACCCTGCCGACCCAGCCCAAGCACGGGCTTCGGGTCGGGTTCATCGTGAAGAAGGCCGGACCGGGAGCGGGCTCGATCTTCATCAACATCCAGAACTACCAGGAGCTGGATGAGCTCAGCGACGTTCTCATCTCCGGACAGGCCGAGAAGGACCTGCTGTCGTGGGATCACACCGCTAGCGTCTGGAAGAACCGCACCATCGCGGCCGCCGGTGTCGCCGCAGCCTCCCACAACCACGCCGCCTCGGCCATCACCAGCGGCACGCTGGACATCGCCCGAATCCCGCGGCCTGGCGTGTTGGTGCCCTCCACCATGTCGATGACTTGGTCCGACTTTACCGGCAGCAGCGTCGTTCCGTGGACGTCGCTCACCAGCGGCACCGGCGCTACCGTCACGTTCACCCAGAGCGGTGCCGATGACAACCCCGGATTGCTGACGTTCAGCACCGGGACAACGTCTACCGGACGGGCTGGTATCGGAAGTGGAAACACCGATGCGTTCGTGTTCGGTACCCGCCCGCACGTGTTCTCGACGGCGGTGCTTATCGTGAGCAATCTGAGCACCGCCGCCGACCGGTTCAGCATCGAAGCCGGTTTTATGGATTCCCTTACCGGCGCGTTTACGTATGGAGCGTACTTCTCGTACACCGACAACGTGAGCAACGCAAACTGGCAGTGTACCTGTTCCAATGGCACGTCCAGCACGTCGGTGGACAGCGGAATCACCGTTGCCACAGGAACTTGGTACCGGTTGGAAATCGAGGTGGACGCCGCAGGCACTTCGGTCGTGTTCAAGATCAACGGCACGCAGGTCGCCAACATCACCGGCAGCATCCCAACCACTACCAGCAACCGTTTGGGCATCGCCGTCCAGCAGCGCAAGAACGGCGGTACGACAGGAACCACCGCTCGATCAAGCCGCTGCGACTACCTGCTGCACTACTCGGAGGTTAGCCGATGACATACGCAATTTTGGACACCAATCGTGTGGTCGTTGATATTGTCGCACACGAACCGTCGAACGTGGATTGGGTCAGGATCAAGCCCGGTGATGGATGCGCCATCGGCCGAATCTACAACGGATGGACCTTCGATGCCCAGAGATGGACTCCGCTTCAGTTCCTTGGTCGGTTCACCGAAGCCGAATTGGAAGACATCGAAATGCGTCGTCTTACCGATGCCGGGGTCCGCATGTTTTACCGTACCGCGTCGTTCGCTCAGGAAATCGTTTCCGATGACCCCAGAACCGTCGCTGGCTTGGATTACCTCCAATCCATCGGGATCCTGACGGCCGCCCGCAAGAATGCCATCCTGAACGGAGCCTGAGATGAACGAGAAGGAAACCTTCGAGCGCCTGCACACCGCCATGGCCAACATGCTGTTGGCCCGCATCGAGTCGGGTGAGGCGACCGCGGCCGACCTCAGTGTCGCTCGGCAGTTCCTGAAGGACAACGGGATCGACATGATGGCCAAGCAGGGTAACCCCATGCTGAAGCTGGCCGAGGTCCTGCCGTTTGACGCGGCTGGAGATGACATTGCCAAGTTCGCTTGACCCCCGCCTGAAGGACTTCCGGAACTTCCTGTGGATGGTCTGGAAGCACCTGGGGCTGCCACAGCCCACCCCGGTCCAGTACGACATCGCCGAGTACCTACAGAACGGTCCCCGGCGCTGTGTCATCGAGGCGTTCCGCGGTGTCGGCAAGTCCTACATCACCTCGGCCTTTGTGACCCACCAGCTGTTGCTGCGGCCCGAGATGAACATCCTGGTGGTGTCCGCCTCGAAGCAGCGGGCTGACGACTTCTCCACGTTCACCCTCAGGTTGATCGAGGAAATGCCGGTGCTGGCCCACCTGCGGCCCAAGGAGACCCAAAGGTACTCCAAGGTGGCCTTCGACGTCGGCCCGGCCCCGGCCCAGCACGCCCCCTCGGTGTCCTCGAAGGGCATCACCTCGCAGATCACCGGCTCACGCGCCGACCTGATCGTCGCCGACGACATCGAGGTCCCGAACAACTCGGCCACCCAGTCCATGCGCGAGAAGCTGGCCGAGAGCATCAAGGAGTTCGACGCGGTTCTCAAGCCCAAGGGACGCATCGTGTACCTGGGGACACCCCAGACCGAGTCCTCGATCTACAACCTGTTGCCCGACCGCGGCTACCAGGTCCGGATCTGGCCCGCCCGCGTCCCGGGACCCGAGCAGCGCGCCGCCTTCGGGGACCGCATCGCCGAGATCATCCTGAAGGAAGAGTCAGGAAAGCCCACGGATCCCCTCAGGTTCAACGAGCACGAGCTGATTGAACGTGAGCTGTCCTATGGCAAGTCGGGGTTCGCCCTCCAGTACATGTTGGACACCTCGATGTCCGACCGGGACCGCTTCCCGCTAAAGCTCGGGGACCTGATGGTCATGGACCTGAACCCCGAGCTGGCCCCAGAGAAGCTCGTGTGGGCCTCAGGGACCGACCTGGCCCACGAGAACCTGCCCTGTGTCGGCATGAACGGCGACCGCTACCACAAGCCCATGGCGATCGTGGGCGACTGGATCGCGTACACCGGGTCCGTGATGGCCATCGACCCCTCGGGCAAGGGCAAGGACGAGACCGCCTATGCGGTGGTCAAGATGTTGAACGGCAACCTGTACGTCACCGACGCGGGCGGCATCCCCGGGGGGTACTCCGAGGACACCCTGGAACGCCTCGCGATCGTCGCCAAGACTCAGAAGGTGAACCACATCATCGTCGAGCAGAACTTCGGCGGCGGCATGTTCACCGAGCTGCTGAAGCCGTACCTGGTCAAGCACCACCCCTGTGCCGTCGAGGAGGTCCGTCACTCGATCCAGAAGGAGAAGCGGATCCTGGATACCCTGGAGCCGGTCATCAACCAGCACAAGTTGGTCTTCGATACCGGAGTCGTACGTCGGGATTACCAGAGCACGGCCTCAAGGCCACTTGAGGTCGGCCTTCAGTACCAGCTCATGTACCAGCTGTCGCGCATCACGCGCCTAAAGGGGGCCCTAGGGCACGACGACCGCATCGACGCCCTTGCCATGGCCGTCCAATACTGGGCGCTACAGATGGCCCAGGACGCCGACAAGAAGATGGGGCAGCGCCAGGACCGCCTGATGGAGCGGGAGCTGGAAAGGTTTCTTGAGGGGGTCATTGGGGGGCCTAAGGAACGACCGCTGACGTGGATGTAAGTGCTACAGTTGTGAGGAATTGTAGTCGTTCAGCTCCAAAGGTCGATATCTTGTCAGAAACCGTGCAGCTACCCCTTACGGCCACAGGCCGGAGGTCTGCATGGGGGAACTCTTTGGCGACGACGAAGCGTGGGACGACTGCATTGACGAAATTCTTGCGGACATGGACTGTGGGTGACGGGTGATCAGGGTATGATCGCGGGGCAGACTCTTCTCTCCTCAGGCCCTTAGGCGATCCTCAGGACGCTTAAGGGCTTTTTCGTTGGGGTTGCGGCTATTTGGCGAAAAAATCCGAAGAGGGATTCGTTGTTGCTAGTCACGCCGACGCCCCCCCTGCCCCCCGGGGCCCGCCGGGGCAGCCCGGGGCCGGGCCCGAGGCCCCGCGGCGGACATCAAGTCCACCACGGACCTCGGCAGACACAGCACCGGCGGCGTCGGTGTGGCTGCAACCGTGGCGACGGGGCACCTGAGAGGGGCTCGGGGCTGCCTGAGGTCGAGCCGGTGGCGGGTAGGGGGGCTGCCACAGGCCGCCGGGACCTTCCGGCCCTTGTCTGTCTTACACTGTTTTGAACCTGTGGCCTCACCAGAAGGCCGTGGATGCCCTGAGAGGCGTTCCGGCCGCCGGGGGCACCGCAGGTAGCCACGAGGCAGCCGAGCGGCTCCTAGAGGCACGGCGGGGCTTTGGCCGCATCCCACTGTGGAAGGCCTCGGGGAGGGCCTCGGCGGCTGCCCACTGTGGAAGGCCTCGGGGAGGGCCTCGGCGGCTGCCCACTGTGGAAGGCCTCGGGGAGGGCCGGCCCTTGCCGGCAAACAAACAACCCGGCCAAGGGCACCGGGTCGAGGGGGAGCAGGTTGTCGGGGCCGGTCAGTCGTCGGCGGGGCTATGGTCCATGATCGGCAGCAGGTACTGCCAGCCGCGATCCTCGGCGATCGCCTCGGGGCTGGTCATGACGTGATCGCTCAGCAGGCAATCGGCCTCGGCATCGCAGTACAGGATGCGGGCCTGATCCCGCTCCACCAACATCGCCTCCCGTTCCGACACAGCGGCATCCCGCTGAGCGTAGGCAGTGTCCCGGGCAGCCTCAGCGGCCGCGAGGTCCCGCCGCAGGTCAACGACCACATCCAGCATCTGGTTCCGCTGTGCGGTCCGCTCGATCGCCCTCAGCAGGCAGGCACCGAGCGTCGCGGTGCCGGAGTCGAGGCCCTGCCGGATGTCGGCGATCGCCTCGGCGAACAGGTTGAGCGTACCGCGGGCATGGCGGAGTCGGGCGGCCTCGGTTTCGTCGTCGTCGATCGGATCCGACTCGCGAGAGATGGCGGCCTCGGTGAGGGCGACGGCGGCGGTGTGCAGGGCGTCGAGCAGGGCGGTGGTGTCGGTCATCGGGTTGTTCACAGGTCACCTCCGAGCCGCAGGGCCCGACCGCACCGATCGCAGGGCAGTACCTCGGGGTCGCCCTCACCGGCGAAGATCGGCCGCACCAGTTCCTGATGCAGGTCCTCCTCATGCTGGACCTCGACACGATCCTTCGCGAGGGCATCGCTGTCCCACCGAGCCGCGGCACAGGCCGGGCACCAGACGCAGCCGCAGGCGGCCCACGCGGCGACGGGGGTGAGACGCGACAGGTGGTAGGTGCCGGGGCTCATCGATCACCTCCCCGGATGTTGACGTACTGCTCACAGCACGGGCAGGCCACCAACGTCTCGCCGAGCAGAGACAGCGGCACCGCGTGGCCGTCGAGGGGATTGACGCCCTCGACGCGGTCGATGCCATCGATGGCACAATCCGGACAGACGACATCGCCCGGCAGGGCGAGCATCAACGTGTAGACCTCGGGGTCACATCGCCCCGTGATGTGCCAGCCGACCGGCTGGGCGTTCCGAACAGACTCAAACATGGTTCTCTCCGAAAGGGGTTGAATCCGACACGGTGTCGGGCAGGGGCCCCGCTGGTGCAGGGCCCGAGCCGGACATCGGGTCACCAGCGAGGCGGGTTGCGGTTGACCGCAGCACCGATCGCCAGCAGGCCGACGAGCAGGTAGGTGAAGGCGGCCGCGAGGGCCTGCCGAAGGTCCGTCACCGGGCACCCCCCGTCTCGGCGACGGTCCAACCGCGGACGGTCCGCAGGGCCTTCGCGATCACCGGGCGGATGGCCTCGTCGGTGGACGAGTACGGCAGCCGGACGATCGCGTTGGTGGCGATCACCCGGAGGATGCCCTGCGAGCCGCAGCCGGGGAAGTTCCGGCTCGGCGTGCCGGGCGTGTACCACGCGACGAGCGACCCGAGCCGCTTGCGGGATGCGCTTGCGTACACACGGCGGGGGGCGAACGAATTGGTGGGGTCGGGACGAGCGATCGAGATCCGAGCAGACATGGGCAGTTCTCTCCGAACGGGGTTGTGGAATCCGACACGGTGTCGGGCAGGGGACACCCGCAGGTGTCCCGAGCCGGGCATCGGGTCACAGACGGCCGAGAGCGTCCGAGGCCTCGTCGAGTTTCCCGACGATGTCCAGCAGGTCGCGAATGGCCTGCTCCGTTGCAGTCGCCACCCGCAGGGCCTCGCGGTCGCCGGTGGTGTCTGCCTTGATGAGCAGCAGGCGGACGTCGTTCCGCAGGCGATCGGTCAGGGCCTCGATGCGGGCCGCGGTCCGGTTGAGGTTCAGACGGGAATCGCGGGCGACCGGGACGAGTTGAGCGGCAAGGGCCAGAGCATCGAAGCGGGGGTTGTTGGTGGTGGGTTGCATGGCGGTGTACTGGGGTGATCGGTGGGGCTGACAGGGTTCGGTCACAGATTCTCGGCGACGATGTGGGCGGTCAGGTACACGAACGGGAACAGGGAGACGGCCCAGAGCAGGCCGAAGATCACGCGGCCCTCAAGGTCAAGGCGATCGAACGGGACGCGGCCGGAGGGGAGGTTGTTGGTGTCGTTGGTCATGGCGGTGTACTGGGGTGATCGGCAGGGCTGACAGGTCACGATGAAAGAATTCTACAACCGGACAGGGTGCTGTCAAGTCGAGCACAACCGGCGGCGGCGGAGCGGCTCGCCGAGGGCCTCGGGCTCGGCTGCGGACCGGGCTCGCCGAGGGGCTGCGGACCGGGCTCGCCGAGGGGCTGCGGACCGGGCTCGCCGAGGGCCTCGGGCTCGGCTGCGGACCGGGCTCGCCGAGGGGCTGCGGACCGGGCTCGCCGAGGGGCTGCGGACCGAGCCGGTGGAGGGGCTCGCCGAGGGCCTCGGGCTCGGGCCTCGGGCTCGGCTGCGGCCGGGGCCGGGGGCTCAATCCGGGTCCGGTAACCTCGACGGGCACACCTCAGATCGCGCGCGTGCGCGTGCGTGCGCGTGCGTGCGCGTGCGTGCGCGTGCGTGCGCGTGCGCGTGCGTGCGTGTGCGTGCGTGTGCGTGTGCGCGGGCGCACGCGAACACTAGTCGCGCTGCCTAGTCGCGCTGCCCATAACAGCATTGCGCCTTGGGGTTGTGGACATCTGGCTTGACAACTCCGATCCGAAAGTGGATCATGTGTATGTGTGGCGTGAGAAGTTAGTCGAGCTGACACCGGCAGGCCGCCGATTGCGGGCCCTGCTGCACACCGTCTTGGAGAGAAGACAACAATGAGCATCAAGCAGCGTGGTAGTTCGTTTGAGGCGTCACTGATCCACTCGGGGAAGCGTTACCGCCGGTCGTTTAAGGACCAGGCCGAGGCCATTCGCTGGGAGGCCGAGGCGCGCTTGGCGATCCTGGAGAACCGCCAGCCGGACATGGGCTCGCTGGCCCGCGTGGCCGAAGGCCAGCCCCGTACGCTGGGCGAGCTGCGGGACTATGTCGAGCGGCGTCATTGGGCCGGGACCCGGTCCGAGCGGACGACCATGATCAACGCCGACAACGTGGTCGAGATCCTCGGGGCCGACCTTGACATCCGCAAGATCGACGAGACCCACGTCGATTGCCTCGTCTTCGAGCTGGAGCGGAAGGGCAACGCCAACGCCACGGTGAACCGCAAGCTGGCGGTGCTGTCGAAGATGATGCGCATCGCGGCCGAGCGTGGCTGGGTCAACCGCAAGCCCCGCATCGAGCGCAAGCGCGAGAGCGAGCACCGCATCATCTGCCTGACCCGGGACGAGGAGGAGCAGGTGATCCGCTTCACCCGTCACGTCGGCAAGGCCGCCCACGCCGACCTCTGGGAAGTCCTCGTGGACACCGGCATGCGCTGCGGCGAGGCCCTGAAGCTGCGGTGGTCGGACATCGATTGGGACGCCCGCACCATCACCACCCAGTCCAAGAACGGCGACGTGCGGTCGATCCCCATGACGGACCGGGCACTTGACACCCTGACGCGACGCCGTACCATGGGCGCCTCGGGCCCTTGGGTTCACTTGACGCAGTCCTCGGTGAACCACGTCTGGAACTTGGTCCGCTCCCACATGAACCGCCACAACGACGAGCAGTTCGTCCCTCACGCCCTCAGGCATACCTTCGCCAGCCGCTTGACTCGCTCGGGTGTCCCGATCGCGACCATCAAGGCGCTGTGCGGGCACAAGACCATCTCGATCACCATGCGGTACGCCCACCTGGCCCCGCACAACCTGACTGACGCTATCCAAGTCCTCAACAGCGGTGGACCTCGTCTACGCATCGCGTGATGTGGCAGGTCCCCGTGGAATTTCACTGTCGGAGAGATCATGCACAAGATGCCAGACAACCGCAAGCTGAGCGAAGCCGATGTGGTCCGAATGCAGGAGCTCAGGAATACGGAGAAGCTGTCCTTCGCCAAGCTCGGGGAGATGTTCGGGGTTGGCCACGCCACCGCCCGACGCCTGTGCCAGTACGGGTACACGCCCGAGGGCACCGCCTCGAAGCAGAAGTACGAGGACAACCGGGTCCGTCCCGTGCCGTCCATGACCCCGTGGGACGAGGTGGCGGAGAAGTGGACCCAGAAGCACCCGGAGGAGCCCCTGACCGGGAAGCAGTGTGAGGCCCTGTTCCACAAGACCCTTTGGAAAATCCGCAGGATGCTTGAGCAGGTCGGGATCGAGAACGAGGAGCAGTTCATCGAGGGACCTGAGTTCATCTCTTGCGACGCCAGGAAGAACTGATACCTCGGTGTCAGGAATTCATGGCACGACCCCAGTATTGGGCGACCTTATGGTCCTAGGGGATAACTCAAGACAACTCTAGGTACCTCTGGTAAACGACAGGTCAGACTTAAAATCCACTCTGGGATAATCCACAAGTGGCTAGATGACTCTCTAGAGAATCTGGTATCCTTGGGTTATACTGGAATTCTAAGACATCCCTAAGTGGATACAAACAAGTAATCCCATAGAGATGTGTACGGGGTATGTAACCTAGGTACAAACATTCGTACTCCAGAGGAGAACGTTTGAAGAACAAGAGTTCACAGAATGTCCCGACCGAAAGCGTCTTGGAAGCCGAGATGCGGGACATGGGCATTGCCCGGTACCGGACCCGGGTAGCCAAGACCCAAGAGCTTCAGATCGAGTCGGTGACTGGAGCAGGCAGGCGTCTGCTCGATCATGCCCACGACTACCTGACCGAGGGACTGGTCCGGTGGATGACCCAGGCCCAGAACACCCCGGGCAGGATGCACCGGGTCTACCCGTACCTGGAGAAGCTGCCCCCGGAGGTCGCTGCACTGATCGCCTGCAAGGTGATCATCGACGGCATCTCTGCGTACAGGTCGATCAACTCGCTGTGCATGGCGGTGGGCAGGGCCATCGAGGACGAGGTCCTGTGTCGGTTCGTGCAGGAGACCGAGCCGGGGCTGTGGAAGGACGTCAACAAGACCTTGGGCTCACAGCCCAGCGAGGTCGCCCGCATGGCCCTGATCCGCAGGTACGCCCGGTATGCCGAGCTGACCACCCCGAAGTGGCCGACCCGGGACAAGGCCGCCATCGGGCTGGTCATGATCGAGCTGATGCGGCAGCACACCGGGGTCATCGACATCCGGAACAAGAAGAACATCCTCGGCAAGGACATCACGTTGGTCCGTGGGACCGACGAGTTCCTCGACTGGATGACGAAGGCGCACCGGGCCTCGGAGATCCTGAGGCCGGTGTACATGCCGATGGTGTCGGTCCCCCGGGACTGGGTGTCGGTGCAGGCGGGGGGCTATACCGGCGAGGCGTTCCTGCTGAAGCCGCTGGTCAAGTCGGTCCGCAAGCAGTCGCTACAGACCCTGGATGACCAGGGGATCCCCAAGGTCCTGCAAGCGGTCAACACGATCCAGCGCACGGCGTGGCGGGTGAACCCCGTGATCTTGCAGGCGGTCCGCGACTGCTGGGAGCGGGGCTATGGGATCGGCGACATGCCGCCCAAGGACGACTTCCCGCTGCCCCCGAAGCCCGACGACATCGCCGAGAATTACGAGGCGAGGCGGGCGTGGCGCAAGGCTGCGGCCCGGGTCCACTTCCTGAACGAGGCCGAGCGCTCGAAGAAGATCGCCGTCGCCAAGACGGTGTGGCTCGGCGAGAAGTACGCCAACGCCGACATGTACTTTCCGCAGGAGCTCGACTTCCGCGGGCGTATCTATCCCCGGCCGGTGTTCCTACAGCCCCAAGGTGCGGACTGGCAGCGGGCCATGCTGTCGTTCTCGAACGGCCAGCCGCTGAACGAGGACGGGATGCG